AAAAAGCCTATGATGATGCGCGGTGGCGGGAAAGCCAAAAAGATGATGCGCGGCGGGAAAGTTAAAAAGTAATGACGACGTCAGGGTCAAAGGACTTTGAGCTTCAAGTCGATGATTACATCGAAGAAGCTTTTGAGCGGTGCGGGACAGAGTTTCGGACGGGATACGATGCCCGCACCGCAAAACGCTCCCTCAACTTGTTGCTGGCGGATTGGGCGAACCGCGGTCTGAATCAATGGACAATAAAACAACGCACGTTGACCCTGACACAGGGAACGACGGCGTATGATTTGGGTACAGACGTTATTGACGTTTTGTCTCTTGTATGCCGCAGAAGCAACTCAGATCTTTCTATGGAACGTCTGAGCCGGGATGGTTATTTTTCTATTCCATCGAAATCAACGCAAGGTCGTCCAAATCAGTTCTTTTTGGACCGTCAGATCACTCCTTCTTTAAAGCTGTATCCAACCCCTGAAAATGCTACCGACACGATTATCTACGATGCCTTGGTTCGTATGGATGATGTGGACTCGTACACTAATACCTTGGATGTACCTTTTCGGTTTTATCCGTGCCTTGCCGCGGGGCTGGCTTATTACATTGCTATGAAAAGAGCGCCAGACCGCATACAGCTTTTAAAGGCTGTTTATGAGGAAGAGTTTGAAAGAGCAAGAACAGAGGATAGAGACAGGTCGTCGTTTAATGTGACGCCGCAATATCAATATTTGCGGGTTAGCTAGATGTCTAAGTTTGCGTCAGGAAAACGGTCTTATTTTATCTCTGATCGGTCTGGTCAGAGATACCCGTATAGGCAGTTGAAAAAAGAATGGACTGGAGCGGTTGTTGGTCCCGATGAGTGGGAGCCAAAACACCCACAACTATATCCGCCACGCAATGTTTCGGACCCTCAAGCCTTGAGAGACGCCAGACCTGACACAAACAATTTAATGTCGTATACTCAGGAATTTCCAGTGTTCAACTTGGAAACATTGCAGTTTGAAAATAATCCTATCGGCACGGGCAGAGTCGGGCAAGTTACGGTGGTGACGTCATAATGGCTTACACATTTACAACCTTGAAGCAAACTATTCAGGATTACACTGAATACACCGACACAACTTTCGTAAACAACTTGACCAACATGATTACGAATACGGAGAACCGTATTCTAAAGCTTGTTGACTTAGATTATTTCCGTAAAAACGCCACGGCGACTTTAAATTCAGATTCAAAATATTTAAATGTTCCGGCGGATTATTTAGCGTCTTTTTCTTTGTCTTTGATTGATGACAATGGGGACCAAACCTTTCTGCTCCAAAAAGACGTCAACTTTGTCCAAGAATATTGGTCGAATGCTGCAACAACGGGTGTTCCGAAATATTACGCACCTTTTGACGTGAGTAATTTCATTATCTCCCCAACCCCCGCGGTAGATTATACGGCAGAGCTTCACTATTTTTATGAGCCTGAATCCATCACAACCACGACAGACGGAACCTCGTGGTTTGGCAACAACGCTCCAGACGCTCTTCTTTACGGCTGTTTGGTTGAAGCCTATACCTTTATGAAAGGTGAGGCAGATCTTTTGCAGCAATACGAGCAAAGGTTTGTTGAATCTATCGCACGTTTGAAAAATTATGGCGAAGGTATGGAGAACACCGACGCCTATAGAACGGGGCTTGTTAGAGTTCCAAAAACTTAATTTCCATAGGAGGGGCTTTCATGGAAAAGGATTTAAGCGGCAAAGAAGTCGCCATTGTTGCGCTTGGCGCAAGTTTTTCGGACTACGTTTTATCTAGAATAAATTCCACGGAATACGCTGAAGTTTGGGGCATAAACAGCATCGGCGCGGTGTTTCATGTAGATCGCACGTTTATGATGGACCCCGCGTCACGGTTTCTTGACGATGTAAAAGCTGGGACACAGACAGGAATTGCAAAAAAGTTTCTTTTGGAAACCCCTAATAAAGGGCCGATTTATTCTTGTTGTTTAGATGATCGTGTTCCAGAAATAGTTGAGTATCCGCTAGAGGACGTCATCTCTGATTTAACTTACTCGTATTTTAATAATACGGTAGCTTACGCGGTGGCTTTTGCCATACATCAAGATGTTTCTAAAATACACATGTTTGGCGTGGATTTCAGCTACAAGCAAAACATTCATTTTGCAGAAGCGGGCAAAGCTTGTGTAGAGTTTTGGTTAGCTATAGCCTTATCCCGCGGCATAAAGGTAGAAATAGCCCCTGCTTCGGGCTTGTTAGACACAAATGTTCCCGAAAACGAAAAGCTTTACGGCTACCATCGTTTAGAAGACCCACTTGTTCAAAGAGTTAGAGACGGGCAGCTAATCATTGCAAAGCAAAGCCAAATCGGCGCTTTAGAAGAAGAACACGGATTGGCCCCTCCGGAACCTTTGGATGCCCGTCAAGATCCAGTTTTAATTGGACGACATGATATAGAGGGTGTTAGTTACAAAGCTAAGAAGGGCGCGAAAAAATGATTAGTGTTGAAACAGGCGTACAAGTTCAAAGCGTAAATGTTATGACTTCTGACGAAGGCGGGTTATCCGCAGATCAGGTTACAGAACTAGCGATGGACAAAATTCTTTTCGTATCAAACACTGCGCCCCCCGTGATAAGGGATCAGGCAGAAGCTTTTGAACAGGGTATTCGGGCTGTTGTTTCCCATTACATACAATTGGCAATGTCTCAAGAACGTGCTACAATTGCCCGCAGAATGGAAAAAGCTGGAAACAGCGAAATGGCTGATCTCGTAAGGAGAATTTAGGAATGGCTATTACCCAAGCAATGTGTACTTCTTTCAAGAAGCAACTTTTGGAAGGCGTACATAACTTTAAAAACACAGGCGGTGGCACGTTCAAGCTGGCGCTGTATGCTATTGGTGGCGGCGGAAAAGCTGCTACTACAGCAACCCTTGGTGCTACAACGACAGCTTTCACCACCACAGGTGAGGTTGCCTCTAGCGGCTCTTACGCTACAGGCGGCGGCGCATTGACCCGCGTTGACCCAACAACCTCTGGAACCACCGCGTTTACAGACTTTGCTGATTTGAGCTTCTCAACCGCGACAATTACTGCGCGGGGAGCTTTGATTTACAACAGTTCTGCTACAAACGCTGCGGTTGCTGCATTGGATTTTGGTGGGGATAAAACCTCAACCTCTGGTACATTTACTATCCAGTTCCCAACAGCTAACGCCTCTAACGCAATTATTCGTATTGCTTAGATAGCAGGAGGGTACGATGGCCCTTGTGCTGAAAGACAGAGCTAGAGAAACCACCACCACAACTGGTACGGGCACCTACACGCTTGCGGGTGCCGTTGCTGGTTATGAGTCTTTTGCTGGCGTGGGTGACGGAAACACCACTTATTACGCCTGTACAGATGGAACGGATTGGGAAGTAGGTGTTGGAACATACACCGCGTCAGGCACTACGCTTGCGCGTACTACAATCCTTGAATCTAGCAACGCTGACGCCGCAGTAAGTTGGGGCGCAGGCACTAAGACCATCTTTATTACCCAGCCGTCAGAAAAGGCGGTGTATCTAGACGCAAGTGGCAACATCATTGCTGCGGACGGTAGCGCTTTAACAAACCTCAACGCTTCCAATTTAGCCAGTGGAACTGTTGATGACGCACGTCTTCCAGCTACCATTTCATCAGATATAACTGGAAACGCGGCTACAGCCACCGCGTTAGCCACGGGCCGCACAATCGGAATGACCGGGGATGTCGTTTGGACGTCTGCTTCGTTTGATGGTACAGGAAACGTAACAGGAACGGCTACGATTCAGGCCAATTCAGTTGCTTTAGGTACGGATACGACAGGTAACTATGTCGCCACCATTGCTACAGGCACGGGTTTGGACGGTTCCTCCTCTTCTGAAGGTGGCACCCCTACAATAACACTAGACCTAAATGAACTTTCTACGTCCACTACAGACGGAGACGGCGATTTCTTTGTTGTCGTTGATTCTGTAGGAACACAAAGAAAGTTAACAAAAGCCAATATTAATAACTCCGGCTTTAATAACGACGCCGGATATACCACAAATGTGGGCGACATCACGGGCGTTACCGCTGGCACGGGTATTTCAGGCGGGGGCGCATCCGGCACCGTCACTGTCAATATGGACATTAACGGCCTGACCACCGAAACCAGCTTCCAAAGCACGGATTTAATTCCTGTTTATGACGTGACCGCCGGAGCCATTCGTAAAGGAACAGTTGCTAATGTCGCTTTAGTAGGTCCAACCGGACCCGCGGGGGCAGATGGACCAACGGGGCCAACAGGTCCTACAGGTCCATTAGGGCCAACAGGTCCTACAGGTCCAACCGGACCCGCTGGAAGCCCCGGACCAACAGGCCCTACAGGTCCAACCGGACCAACCGGGCCAATCGGGCCTACAGGCCCTGATTTCCCTTCAGGGACATCTATGGTTTTTCAACAAACCAATGCTCCTACGGGCTGGACAAAGCAGACCACGCATAACGACAAGGCTCTTAGGCTTGTTACCGGGACTGTTGGCACAGGTGGTTCTAGCGCCTTTACCACTGCTTTGGGAACTCCGTCGCTCTCTGGAAGCACGGGTAGTACAACCCTGAGTATCAATCAGGTTCCAAGTCACAGTCACCGGATTACTTGGGACTCCAACGTAAATACAAACGCGCAAAATGCTAGGGCTTTTGCCGGAAATCAGGCATTCAATTCAAATTGGAATGGTAGCAGATATTCTGCTGGTCGCCCTACGGAGTCTTTAGGTGGCAGTGGTTCACACAACCACACTATGAGTGGCACGGCGTCAATCAACGTACAGTATGTTGACTTTATTATAGCTAACAGGGATTAAGGGGTATGGCGAAATATACAATCATACGCAGTGGCGGGTGCATCATTAAAGACGGAATGCCTGTCACAGAAGCTGACGTAAGCTGGCTTCCTGAAGACATACTTGCTCTTCATGCCGCGGCAGACGGCAGTGGTGAACTCGAAAGGGGCGATTTTGCTACTGAAACCACAACTGCAAACGAAAACTTTGCAGATTGCACCGCTTTTGATTGGTGGAGCAACGTGGATACCGCGTGGCAAACTAGATACGACGAAGACTATGCCCCTCCACCTGAAGGAGAGTAGGCTTGGCTAAAATAGAGGTGAAGGACAATTGTCCTCTTAATAAGTTTAAAAAGTGCAAAGAATTTGATTGTGCTTGGTTTATTCAAGTTAGGGGCACTAACAAAAACACCGGGGAAGAAGTAGATGATTGGGGCTGCGCTATCGCGTGGCTTCCATTCATGCTTATTGAAAACGCACAGATGGCCCGTGAAACCGGAGCCGCGGTGGAAAGCTTTCGCAATGAAATGGTGAAAGCAAACGATTTAAATCGGGATATTCTTTTGGAGGCCGTGAAAACGGATAAGGATATTATCCTATTAAATGGTGATTAAATAGGGGCGAATTATGAGGTCACTTTGGCAACTTTGGGATTCTGGAATACCCGAAGAAAAAATTGATTCGTTGGTGGAGTTTGCTTCACAGCTTCCGGAACAAACCGCAACCACCTTTGGTTCAACAACCGCACCACCCCCGGAGGTTCGGTCTAGCACAGTGCGTTGGATACACAACGAAGATATTCGGGACAACCTATGGCATTTTATTAATGAGGCGAACACAGAATCTTTAGGTGTTGAGGTAATGAACCGGGCTGAAATGCAGTATACCGAATATCACGCAGATGCAAACGGTCACTATAATTGGCACAATGACGTAGACTGGACTTCACCTAAGTTAATTGATCGAAAACTATCTTTGACCGTTCAGTTGAGCAACCCGGAAGATTATGAAGGAGGGGACTTTGAGTTTAAAGATGCGCCGATGCCTCCTCCAACTTTAAAGAAAAAGGGCGCGGTTTTAGTTTTCCCTTCTCATTTGTACCATCGGGTCACACCTGTTACAATGGGAACGAGACTTTCTTTGGTTGCTTGGTTTTATGGGCCTAGATGGCGGTAAGGGTTAGGTAAATGTTTGGCGCTAGTCCGTTTTCTAATGTTTCTTTCGCGGACAGCGGCGACGACTACATTGCAATTGTAGTAGTTAATGGTGCAGAAGCCACGGCTTCTTTGGGCACCGTAACCCCTGTTACCGACGTCACTGTTTCCACAACAGGTTTGAGCGCTACCTCCGCGGTTGGAACTGCTATAGCTTTTGCTGAATTTATCGCAGAGGTTACAGGTCTTAATGCGGATAGTGGCCTTGGGTCTGTTCTGTCTAGCGGCGGTGCGCCTGTAGGGGTTACGGCAACTGCAAGCACTTTGGCGCTTGGTGAGGAAACGGTAAGGGCTGGAGCGAATGTTTCTGTAACTGGAGTTTCAGCCACGGGCGCAGTCGGCACACTGTCTGCCCCTGCGGCAGTGATTCTTACAGGGGTTTCAGCCACGGGCGCAGTCGGCACTCTTGTTGCAAAAGGAACTTCAACCTCGCTGCCTACAGGGTTGTCCGCAACTGGCTCTGAAGGGTCTGTCACAGTTAGCGCCGGGTCCATCGTCTCTGTGACGGGTCTTGAATTAACCGGGTTCGTTGGAACCCCCTCTTTTGTAATCAGCGTTACAGTTCAGCCTGAAGGGGTTCAAGCAAGGGCTTCTGCGAAAAAGTTAGTGGTTTGGGGTCCAATTATTCCACCTACAACTGCCACTTGGACTTCTATAGCAGCTTGATGTATTATGGTGCCCGGATAGGATTGTAAAATGACCAGCACATATACCAGTAATTTAGGAATAGAAAAACCCGCCTCCGGTGATCAGGCGGGAACTTGGGGTACGACCACTAATACAAACTTTGATATTATTGATCGTGCAATTAATGGCGTAGGGGCGATAAGCCTTTCGGGCACAACACACACACTTACAACCTCTGACGGTTCACTTTCAGATGGTCAGTATAAAGTGTTGGTGTTGGGTGGTTCTCCTTCCGGAACAAATACTGTAACTATTTCGCCAAATGATCAGGATAAACTTTATTTTGTTTATAATAATTCTGGTCAGGACGCTGTTTTTACTCAAGGAAGCGGCGGAAACACCACGGTTGAAAACGGTGCCACTAAAATCATTTATGCTGATGGCGCGGGTGCGGGCTCTCAAGTCTCTGACTTTACAGCCAAAGTATCCATTGATGCTACAACGCTGAAGATTGACGGGACCGAAGTCACCGCTACTGCGGCTGAAATTAACTTGCTTGATGGGGCTGTTGGAAACACTGTTGTTAATGACAAGGCTGTAATCTACGGCTCTAGCGGTCAGATAACCGGAACTACAATAAATGCTTCCACAGAATTGCAGATTGGTGGGGTAGCCATCACCTCCACTGCTGCGGAAATTAACTATACTGACGGTGTGACGAGCAACATCCAAACACAGTTGGATAACATTAGCGCAACCACATTGCCCGTTGGTTCTTTGTTGCCTTATGCGGGTTCCTCCGCTCCAAGTGGGTTTTTGCTTTGTTATGGTCAGGCCGTAAGCAGAACAACTTATGCTGATTTGTTTAGTGCAATTGGCACAACATACGGTGTAGGTGACGGAAGCTCTACATTTAATCTCCCCG